TGGCCATCGAGGTTCGTAGTTGTAGGTTTCTCGTAGCACGTGATAACTCCACAGGTTTCACAATCGTCTGGGGTGTTGTCTCGGGAACTATCTCCAGTAAGCCCTCAGCCTCCTTTGCACGCACCTTAAAATCTGTTTACGGAGCGCAGGTTTCAAAAGCATCGTATTTAGGGAACGCTTATGCGGTCAGCATAGAAAGTATTTCAACTTCGGCTATACAGGTTTTTGGCTACAGTCTCGGATCCGGAAACGTAAATTACGTTGTTTTTGGTTTTAGCTAAAACCAATTGCAATCCACGTCCAAGAAAAAGCTCCAGATCGAACAAGAGTTTTTGTAAATCCCGTATTTGACCAACTTTTAATGTTGTCAACGTCACTTGAAACTGATGAGTACCAAGGCGCTGATGCTACGGAACGAACAGAACTGAATGATCTCGGAAATGCTACCCATGTGTTGTCTCCAGAAGTACCCCACTGAATCGTGAAACCTGTGGAGTTATCACGTGCTACGAAAATCCCGTGGCTAACCAATGCGTTCCGACGGCAGTGGTTATAGTAAATCCGGTGGTCGACAGGTCAGTAAAGGCGCTCCCTGCAGTTACTTTCGTTGAGCTGCTCATTCCTGTTAACACTACACGTACAGAAGCAAACGAGCGGGGAAACGTGACCCAGGCGGTGCCTGCTGCATTATAGACACCCCACTGTATTGTGAAACCCGTGGAATTATCACGTGTTTTTAAGGAAAATCATATGAATTATCTGATTAAATTTGATGAAAACGGCAAACGTACTGAAACGTACGTGAGAGAAGAGAAAACAGAAGCCCAAATTAATAAACTGCTGGCGAACGGATTTCTTGCGATTTCTGAAACAGAGTATCAATTGCTGATTGGCAACATTGACGGGCAGGAGTACATCAGAAAATCGGATGGAACTTTTACTCCATATGTTCCTCCCGAGCCCACCGAGGAAGAAAAGGCCGCCTCAGCATTAGAACAGGCAAAAGCTGAGCGAGCCGAAGCGGTCTCTAAAATTACGGTGGAAGTTGACGGAATGATCTTTGATGGGGATGAAACTGCCCAGACCCGCATGGGAAGAACAATTGCGGCGGCAATTGCCTGCGGTGTTGATCTGGACACAGAAACCCGGGCTTGGGTATTGGCAGACAATACCGTTACACGGGTAACCGTGCGGCAGTTATCGAGAGCTTTGCGGCTGGCTGGGGATGCTCAAACCGCACTTTGGACTGTTCCTTACGAGGCGTAAAAAGCGGGAGCCGGGCACAAGACGATTTAACTCTGAGAAAGGCTCGGTGTTTCGATGGAATCTGCCTTAGGACTGGTTAGCTGGGCACTTCTGGCACAGTCTTGAATAAATCCGTCCCATTGCTTATGAATTTGCATCCTGGCTTCGAAAAAATCACTTCGTTGGTAAGCTCTGGATACACTGCTTCCTACAATGTGAGCCAGGCAGGCTTCGGCAACTTCATATGAAACATTGTGATCGGCCATCCAGGATCGGGCGATTGATCGTAGCCCGTGCGGAACCAGTCGGTTCTTGAAAAACGAATTCTGTCTCATGAAGTTGGTCAGTATTTGACTGTTCGCATGTTTGGATGATTTTTGTCCAGGAAAAACATAGCTGGATCTCTTGTGCTTTGAAGTATTTTTTGCCTCATTGAGCAATGAAAGGGCATAGGCAGTAAGAGGCACTCTGTGCAGTCTTTTCATTTTCATGTGTTCAGCCGGAATTGTTAGACAATCTTGTTTAATCCAGTCCCACCGCAGTTTTACGACTTCTCCCGGACGCAGCATTGAGTAAAGAGAAAAGAAAAAAATCAACTGAAGATGCTTGTTTGCATTCTGGCAGATGACGTCAATGACGGCAGGCAACTCACACCAAGGGAGTGAGGGTCGCGGAGTTTTCTTGGGGGCTTTGAACAACCTGCTGACTCCTGCTATGGGGTTGTGGAGAACGTATCCGGCGCAGACTGCAAGATCGAAAATTTCTCTGATTCTCATCAGGCATCGTTTTGCGGTGGCACGTTTTCCTGACTGTTCGATAGGTTTGAGCAACCGGATAATCATGGGCGCCGTGATATCGTCAAGCTGCTTCCTTGCCAAAGCGGAAACAACATATTTATCCAGTCGCTGCTTCTCGGATTGATAACTGACGATTTCTCCTCGCTTCAGGCTTTTCCAGAGGCAATAGGCATCTTGGAATGTATATCCGTTTGGGGCTCTAAGTTCATATTTTTGCCTTTCCCGTTTGGCAAGCTGGCACGCCTGGCGTTTTCCGATTTCAGGGAAATGTCCGAGCGTTATGTCAGATACCCTGTTGTTAAAAGGAATCCGAACAACCCATGATTTGACACCGGACGGCATGACTCTAATGGACAGTCCGGTGTCAACGGTCAGTGAATAACGTTTCTTGGCGGGGCTTAGTTGTTTTATTTTGCTATCGGTGAAAGAAGACTTTTTCATAAAAATCTTTCTTTTAGCAAAAAAGAAGGTTAAAAGCACAATTTAACAATTGATCATGCACATCAGACCTTTCTTAAATAAACACCATTCTTGTAGGTGAAATCGTGATTAAACACACAGACCTTATAAACACTCTCATCGCCTGCGTTGGTGGGCTCGGTTTAATCGCTGGGCTTCTTCGCTACGTCGATGACTGGAGAGAAAAACGCAAGGAGAGACCGATTGAGTTTTCGGCATTTGAGGCAATCTGGGAAGCATTGTCCGGAGGTGTCACGGCCATCGGTGTCTTTTGGATTCTTGAGGGATACGGCGTCAATGAGCTGGCCGCAGTCGGAATTTCTTTCATGGCTGCTTACCTTGGAGTCAGGATCATCGCTTATTACATCAAAAAATTTTTAGACAGCAGACTAGGAGCTAAATCATGAGTGTCTTTTTAAATGAATGGGCAATACGCCTATGCAGGTCAACGGCTATAGCAATCGCAATCTGCTTCGGCTTCCTACTAGGGTGGTATTACTGCGAGCGCAACGTGATATTTGACGATATCAAACGGGGAATCTGGGCCAATGAGCAAGCTATTCAGAACAACACAAAACTCATTCACGAACTCTATGAGAAGCACGGGATGGAGAATTTGAAATGAGTGAGCACTTTAAACCCAAGGAATTTGCCTCCAAGGATGGCAGACCCAGTCCGTGGCCCGAGGTTGTCGATCCGGGCCTTTATTTTTTGCTAGAGGAAATCCGCGCTGATTTTGGAG